GTACAAGATTTGCACGCTCAAGCTCACGAATTGCTGGCAAGTAACGCAGATATTATCGACGTTGTAGCTGAAGAAGTTAAGCATGAAGTGTTGGAAGTGGTGAAGAATAATAGCGATGATAATGAAGAAAAAGCACATTGATTGACACGACGCGCGCATACGGGAGCAATAGGTCAGTATTGCTTACTTATTATAGGTCAACAATGCTGACCTATTACTGGGCAAGATGTCCTATAAATAAACATATTATTGGGGATAAATTGGCTAAGTCATTGATATTGTTACATAATCACCTTGATAATTTAGTTAACATAATAAGTATTATCGGACAAACGGGTCAATCTAGGTATATATCTGTCTTTTACCCCCCCCTTATTTTATTTCGGTGGGGTGTAAATGTGAAGGTCCACAACACGTACCGACGTACCACCCCCCACCCCTTTGAAAATTTTTTAGGAGAATGTCATGAATGAAAAAAATTATCGCGAGAACCCGTTTGTAAAATTGATGCAGCGTTATATGAATGACCCGGTTCGGTTTGCTCGCGAGGTTGTTGGCGTTGAGCCTGACCCGTGGCAAATTGAATTTTTGGAGGCGGTTGCTGATAAGGACATTAGGCGTATTTCTGTAAGGTCTGGCCACGGTGTTGGTAAGTCTACTGGTGCTGCTATGGCTGCTGTGTGGCATGTTTTGATGCGTAGCCCGTCCAAGACGGTTATTACTGCCCCGACTTCTGCTCAGTTATTTGACGCGTTATTTGCTGAGATGAAGACGATTGCAAAAAATTTGAAGCCGCCCTTTAGTGAGTTACTGGAGATCAAGTCTGATCGTATTGAGTTGAAGGGTAAGAACGAGAGCACGTTTATTTCGTGTAGGACATCGAGGCAGGAGCAGCCGGAGGCGTTAGCTGGTGTTCACTCTGAGCATGTTTTATTGATGGCTGACGAGGCGAGTGGTATTCCTGAGTCTGTGTTTGAGGCTGCGTCTGGTTCGATGTCTGGCCACAGTGCGACGACTGTGTTGACGGGAAATCCCACCCGTAACACTGGGTTTTTTTATGACACGCATCACAGGTTGAAGGAGTTTTGGACCACGATGCATGTTTCGTGCATGGAATCGCCCAGGGTGAGCGATGATTTTATTAATGACATGAAGATTAGGTATGGCGAAGATTCCCCGGCGTATCACGTTAGGGTATTGGGTAATTTTCCGCCATCTGAGGAGGATACGGTTATTCCGGTGAGTTTTGTTGACCACGCGATGCAGAATAAAGTTGAGGTTGCCGAGACTACTACGGCGATTTGGGGTTTGGATGTCGCGCGTAAGGGTGGCGATAGCTCTGTTTTATGTCGGAGGCAGGGTCCGTTGATACATCCTTTGACTGTGTGGAAGGGTTTGGATTTGATGCAGCTTACGGGTGCGGTTAAGGCGGAATATGATTTAGTGTCGCCAAGTCGTCGTCCCGTGGAGATTATTGTTGATAGCAATGGCTTTGGTGCTGGTGTTTTGGATCGGTTGCGCGAGTTGGATTTGCCTGCGCGTGGTTTGAATGTGTCGGAATCGTCGTCGAGCAAGCAGACGTATTTGAATTTGCGTGCCGAGCTGTGGTTTAAAACGAAAGCGTGGCTTGCCGGGATGGATGTGCAGCTACCCAATGATGATTTGTTATTTGCGGAGTTAGTCGCGCCGCGTTATTTCTTTACATCGAGTGGAAAGATCCAGGTGGAGTCGAAGGATGCCATGAAGCGTCGAAAGATAGCCTCGCCTGACCGAGCTGATGCGGTGTGTCTGTGTTTGGCGACCGATAACACAACGATGCGTTACGGTGTGTCCTCGTTGGGCGCGTGGGCGCGTCCTTTAAAGCGTAATATAAAAGGTGTTGTTTAAAATTTGTATTTTTGGTATGAAGTTGTGTATGTTTATATAGGCGTGAAGAGGTATAGTGGCGAGTATATTAGATTTTTTCTCTGCGGAGGCTGGTCAGAACAGGACAAAAGCGTTACGCCGCAAGACTGGCGGCTTGATTGGTAAGCTTTCTGGCGCGGCTAATTCGCTATTAGGTCCGACAGGTATTCCCGGTAAGGTAAGTTCTGCTGGGCAGATTGCGTCAATGATAAATCCCGTTGCGGGTATGGAACGTTCCATGAGGGCGGCTGGTAATAATAAGTTTGGCGAGAGTTTAATTGAGATTGGCGGAGTTGTGTTGCCAGCAGGAATTGTTGCTAAATACGGAGCCAAGACTGCTTTAGCAGCGGCAAAGGGATTGCAGGAATCATTGACGGCAACTGGAAGTGCGTTATCTGGTGCTTCTGTAAGGTCATATGATGAATTTATTAAACGTATGAACGAGCCTTTACAGACTAAACTTCCATCCACAATGTATTCTAATCCTTTTTTTGATGTGTCAAAAATTAATAAAGAATTGCTTGATCCATTGGGCTACCAAAAAACAAAAATGAAAAAATATCTTTCTGATGTAAAAATAGGATCTAAAGATTTAAATAATAAGTTACCAAGAACCCCAGTCACGATAGAATCTTTAGAAGGTAAGCGAGTGTTACCTTTATTTGGAGACAAATCCAGTGGCGGTTTGTTAATTAAAAGTATTGACGGTCAAAAATTTGATAAACCTGTTTTAACAGAAGGTGGTGTAGATTATATGCGAGGTCAAGCTAACCAACTTGATAATTCAATTTGGGCTTCTGCTGCTGCAATTGCTAATAGAATAAAAAAAGAAGCTCAACTTATCGCTGAAAAAACAGGAGATGAAGTAGTGGGTTCTACTATTAGTATGGCGCCAAATGCTGTAGATTTTACTAATTTTGCTGCTGAAACAATGGCTGAAATGATGAAATTTGCTCCAGTAACGAAAGCTAACGCTCTTCAGTTTGATGACTTAATGCTAAAAACCGATCCAAATTGGCCTGGCGTTCAGTCAAAAGGATTGAGGGAATATGTAAAAAAAGCAAGTTCAAACATTAGAAAATCTTTTATTAGAAATATGGATAGCCGACCAGCACAAGACGCAGGATTTCCTAGTCCTGCGGAAATAAGACTTGCAGTTACAGATCCTTCCCAAATAGATTTAAAGCCAGGCATGACAGGCTTGGGTATGTCTAAAATTAATACATCTAAAATGTTAGGTAATAATAAACCTCCAGACTCTGTACCTCACACAACATACGACACATCAGTTAAGGGAGCCGCAGATTCTAACAGCGGTTATGTTGGCTCAATGCCTCCTATCCACCAAAGTTTACTTTTTCCAGACTTCTATAAGGGTCGCGCAAACAGCACTATATTAAATAAAAAAACTGGTGTAAGAACACCAGAATCTGAAGCTCATAAAACGTATGCTATGAAAACACAAATGCCATCTCAGTTAATAACGCCAGAAATTGTAGATACCATTATGAAGATGCAAGGGCGTCGATAATGAAATTTGGTGGGTCGTTACTGTTGTCAAAATCTAGCAAATCGCATACCATAGAATCAAAATGTTCTAATGATTTTATGTCTGTCTTATCTAAAAACATAGCTGCTAAAACTATTTCTTCTCTTTTTTGTGATTTGTCTGTTATAGTATCAAAAATATTTATCATGTCGTCCTCCAAGAAAAAGATGTTATAATATAATGAAAAAGGCTACAAGTATAAAATTATTATCTGTTCAACAGGAGAATTAGATGGAGTATAGCGACGAAGACGACATAGCGGTTGAAGGTGAGATGACCGAAGACGAGTTGCAGGGTATTCTCGCTGGCCAAATTGATGACGCTGTTGATTATAGTGATAATACTGTTTCCCCTAGTCGTGCTACTGCCACTAAGTATTACCGGGGCGAGGCGTTTGGCGATGAGGAGGACGGTCGGTCGCAAGTTGTGTCGATGGATGTGCGTGATACTGTTCAGTCTATATTGCCAAGTTTAATGCGTATTTTTACCAGTTCAGATAAGACTGTTGAGTATGCACCTAATGGCCCGGAGGATGTCGCGGTAGCGGAGCAAGCGTCAGATTACGCTAATTACATTGTAAATCGAGATAATAACGGTTTCTTAGTGATGTACAGTGCTTTCAAAGATGCGTTGATTAGAAAAGTTGGCATTATCAAGGCATATTGGGACGACGATTTAAAAATTAGTACCGATAAATTGACTGGTTTGGATGAGATGGCGTTAAGTGCGTTAATGTCTGAGCCTGATAGTGATGTAGAGATTACGGAGTCTTACACTATCTCTGAGGAAATGGGGGAGATGATTGACCCTCAAACGGGCCAGCCTGTTTCTGTTCCTCCGCCTATGTTTTACGATGTTACGGTAAGGCGTGAAAGTTCTAATGGCAAGGTTAAGATTGAAAGCATCCCCCCGGAGGAGTTTTTAATTGATAGGCGTGCCAAGTCTATTGATGCAGCGGAATATGTTGCACATCGTCGTATTGTAACTGTGTCCGAGTTGGTTGCGATGGGGTACGAAGAAGAGGAGATGGTGGGTTTATCATCTACGACAGATGACATGGATTTCAATGTAGAGAGATACACCAGAAACCCGGCATTGCAAAATGCAATGGGCCAGCGTGACGATGACGCAATGAGAAAAGTTTTATACATTGAGAATTACATACGTATTGATTTTGATGGCGATGGCGTTTCTGAATTGCGTAAGATTTGTACCGCCGGGGATGCTAATAAAATATTATTAAATGAGCCGTGTGCTGCGGCTCCGTTTGCATCGTTTTGTCCCGATCCAGAGCCACATGATTTTTATGGGTTAAGTATGTTTGATATTGTTGGCGATATTCAGCGTATTAAGTCGGTAATTTTGCGTAATACGTTAGATAGTTTGGCGATGTCTATTCACCCTCGAATGGCTGTTGTTGAGGGAATGGCGAATATTGAAGACGTAATGAACACTGAAATGGGTGCGATTATTAGGCAGAGAGCTGCCGGGCAAGTTACACCTTTAGCGATGCCATTTGTTGGCCAGCAAGCTTTCCCAGTGCTTAATTATATGGATGACGTTAAGCAATCTCGCACTGGAATATCCAGAGCAGCGGCTGGTTTAGATGCCGACGCGCTGCAATCGTCTACAGCTTCCGCTGTTAATGCTACTGTATCGGCTGCACAGCAGCACATTGAGTTAATAGCGCGTATTTTTGCTGAGACTGGCATGAAGGATTTATATAAATTAATATTACATCTTATTACGACGCACCAAGATCAGGAGCGAATGATTAAGCTTAGAAATGAGTTTGTGCCGATTGATCCCAGGGTGTGGGATTCTAATATGGATGTATCTGTTAACGTAGCTCTGGGTCGAGGTACGGATACTGAGCGTATGATGATGTTACGCCAGATTGGTGAAATGCAGAAAGAGGCAATGCAAACTATGGGTGCTCAGAATCCTTTGACCGATGTTAGTAAGCTGTCAAACACGTTAAAAGCTATGACAGAGCTATCTGGGTTTAAGGATACATCTCAATTCTGGAACGATCCGCAGCAATTCCAGCCACCACAAGAAGAAGAAAAGCAGGATATTAATGAAATGCTTGTACAGGTTCAGATTAAAGACATTGAGGCTGATATTCAGAAGAAAATGGCTCAACTTGAATTAGACAGAGAAAAAATGGTAATGGAAGACGATAGAAAGCGTGACGAGTTGGAGGCTGATATTCTAATGAAGACCGAAGAATTAAAGGCTAAATACGGCACGCAAATTAACGTCGAGAAAATTAAAGGTGATCTGGCGATTGATCGAGAAGTGTTAAAGTCTCAAGCGGAAGTAATAAAAGGTGCTATTGA